TGGCCGAGTGGTTTAAGGCAACGGTCTTGAAAACCGTCGATGGGCAACTATCCTAGAGTTCGAATCTCTACGCTTCCGCCATATTCAAAGCCCTGATTATTCAGGGCTTTTTGCGTTTTTGGGAAAGTGATTTTGCATTCCCGGAATGCCCTGCCGTTTCCGCAATCTCCTCATCGTTTCCGCAGCCAATGTAGCTACTTGCTTGAGAGCTTCCGGCTTTCGCCTCCTCGACAGCGCTCGCCATCGCCACATTCGCATTCCTGCCCATGGTGGGATCCGAGCTATGGTTGTCCTGCTTAGACGGGTGGCGACCCGAATCGAATACTCGCTGAGGTAGGGGCGGAATGCCGTTCCTTCCTGCCTTAGCTGCTCGCAAATTTTGCAAATCATGCATACCATGGCCAAACGTGCTACGCGCGTCGCATCCCTGTCGGACTCTATGGTTGATCTCCTGCAGCGTCCTGAGTAAGGAAGTCAATACTGGCTCTCTTCCTGCGGGTGGTGTGTGCAATGATCATATTCGTGATAGTGAGAGGCAAAATTAAGTGGACATCTTCTCTTGAGTATAGGCAATTCAATTAAGGTTGTAGATTTGTTTTGCGGGATGGGTGGGCTGACGATTGGAGCTCTCCAGGCGGCAGCAGATTTAAACGTAGATTGTGAAATTAGTTTTGCTTGCGATATGGATGATGCTGCTTCGGAGTTCTACAATAGAAACTTTGCCAAAAATTTAAAAGAGTATTGTCACGGTGATATTTCAAAAATCATCGGTGATGATTTTTCGCGGATTGAGACTACTTTCGAACAAGGGGTCATCGATAGGCTTAAAGGGACGGACTTTCTTTTTGCGGGGCCGCCATGTCAGGGGCATTCTAATCTTAATAATCATAGTCGAAGAGAAGATCCACGAAACATTTTGTATTTGAGGACAATAAAGTTCATAGGTTTGTGCTTGCCAAAATACTTTATTATTGAAAATGTCCCGTCTGTAGTTCACTCCAAAGAAAGTGTAGTTGAGAAATCTAGGGAAGTCCTCCTTGAGCACGGCTACCAAGTTGTCGAAGCTGTGATTGATTTTAAAATGCTGGGAGTGCCTCAGGGGCGTAAGCGGCATGTGATTTTTGGAAGTTTGAGCGACGATTTGGACTCGGTAGTTAGCAGTATTTATACTAATGAAAGGTTCGTGCTCTCGGATGTGCTGCATGATTTGGTTGGGTTGCGAAGTGAAAATATATTCGATTCGCCTTCGAGCATGACAGCAGTAAATAAGGCGCGTGCAGACTTTTTGTACTCCACCGATTCTTACGATCTGCCAAACGAATTGCGGCCATTGTGTCATCAAAGTAAGCACTCTTACAAGTCGATGTATGGAAGATTAAAGTGGGATGACGTTGCTCAGACCATTACAGGCGGTTTTGGATCAATGGGGCAAGGTCGCTTTCTTCATCCATTGGAAGCGCGGGTGATTACTCCCCATGAAGCGGCAAGAATACAGGGGCTGCCAGATTGGCTTGATTACTCTGGTGTCACTAAAAGAACCAGTCTGCAAAAAATGATAGGAAACGCAGTGCCACCGGCGTTATCCAGACGGTTTGTGTTAAGTGCGCAAGGACGTTGATGATGAAAACTGAAATCACGAAAGAAAGTCTTCTGCTGGTTGATGAGCAGATTTCGAGCTTTCAATCTACTATCGCCTACGATACGAAGGAATATGTCGTTGAGGTGATCGTTAAAAGATTTAATGATGGGAAACTGTTTGTTCCACAATATCAACGGAATTTTGTTTGGCATTCAAACCGAAAAACCAAGTTTATTGAATCTGTTTTGATGGGGCTTCCCATCCCATTTATGTTTGGTGTCCAGTGCGAAGATGGAACAGTTGAAATTCTGGATGGTGCGCAGCGTATACAGACGCTCAAGCAATTCATAGATAATGAGCACCAGCTCAAAGACTTGGATCGATTAGATCTATTGGACGGTTTTTATTTCAAGGATCTTCCGTCTTCGCAACAAAATAAGTTCCTTGATCGAACTATGAGGATGGTGGTTCTTCCTTCTACTGTGAGTCTTGGTGTACGACTTGATATGTTTGAACGTATCAACACCGGGAGCCAGGAGCTAAAAGCGTCTGAAATTCGTCGTGGTGCCTACTCCGGAAAATTTTCTACCTTCTTGGAGCGCTGTGCAGTTGATGAGCAGTTTAACAAGCTTTGTCCCATGTCGGAAAGCTCTAAGTCTCGCCGTGAGCGTGAAGAGTTGGTTTTGCGATATTTTGCTTATAGCGATAAATACAGGGAGTTCAAGCACAGCGTAACTGATTTCCTTAATGACTATCTTGTTGAAATGAACAAGGCGGATTACTGCGAGGAACAGCTATGGCTCGGGTTTAAGAAAATGTTGGACTTCGTAGAAAGCTCATTTGAAGGTGGGTTTGCTAAGTCACTAACAGCGACGTCTACACCGCGAGTTCGTTTTGAGGCGATTGCCATTGGTTCCAATCTTGCGTTGCGAGAAAAGCCCGACGTTACAGGGGTCTCGGGTAAAATTCTAACTGAAAGTAAGAAGTTTTCAATTCTTACTACTTCTCACGGTAGTAACTCTGGGCCAAGGTTGCGGGCGCGCATCGAATTTGTCAAAGATTTTATATTGACAGGTGTCATGCAATGAATCATTTTCTTGAGGAGTATGGGAAAAGAAAGCTTGAAATAGAGTCTTATTTGTCATTGGCTTCATTTGTCAGTGGCGATAATGTGAGGCTCATTAATGATGATGGTCAGCAGCATTACGTAAGTGCGCTTGAGGCTACTACATTAAAAGCGACTTTCTACCTTGTTCTATATAATTTGGTTGAGGCGACTGTTAGAGAGGGGGTGCGTAGTATTTATAATAGGATTAGTGATGAGGGGCTTTCATTTTTGGAACTCAATGAGAAACTTCAGGAGATATGGTGGCAGTCGCATCATGAGTCCATAACTGCTACGCCGCGAGATGCATTGATTAGTAAGGTTTACGAGGTTTATTGCCTTTGTAAAACCGAAAGCAGTCCAGTATTCCAGGACTTTATTGCAGGGGTCTCTGGAAATTTAGATGCTGAAGGCGTCCGGTCGGTGTGTCGAAAATATGGAATTGAAACCATCGCGGATGGTCGGGATTTGAAGCGGGTAAAAGATAATAGAAATTGGCTGGCTCACGGTAATAAGTCTTTCTCTGATGTTGGGAAGGATGCGACTCCTTCAGAACTCAAAGCTGCCATGGAGAAGGTGTTTGCCTTCCTAGATACGTATGTAGTTAACGTAACGGATTACTTGGCGCACTCTCGATACTCCATGGCTATATAAAAGCGTTTTTTCTATCGCGTCGGTTGCACTATTTCTCCAACCCGACGATAAACTGTTTCGGTTATACGTTTGTCAGTGTGGCCGAGTAGGCGGCTTGCGTGATTAAGATCTCCTATTTCGCTTGCTGCTTTTGGGCGGATGTCCCTAAACTGGAACTGGCGAATCTGTTCGGCCAAAATGCTATCTTGTCTATTAAGGGCATTGTGAATTGCATTCTTTCTTGCATCGTCAAAACGGAGTCTTAACATGGAGGCTGTGACGGCTCTGCCGTCCTGAGTCGTGATCAGGAAGGGGTTCCGAATCCCCCGTTCCTTACGTTGACTTATGAGTTTATCTACCAGCAGCCCCAACTGATTCACTTGGTTTTCGTACTTAAGCACAATTCGCAGTTTCTTAGAGGTTTTGTGCTGTGCAACTTGTAGGTATTTCTCATCGCAGTCGGTGGCTCGCATTGATAGTACGTCAGCAGGGCGTTGTCCCGTCAAATAGGCTAAGTCCATGGCGTCGCGCAGCTCTCCAGAAGCGCATTCATACACGGCATTCCATATCTCAGGTCCTGCGTAGAAGTCTCTTGGGCGCTCCTTATTCTTACGGACACCAGCCGCTGGGTTCTCCTTTTCAGTAATGCCCCATTCCCTGGCCATGTTGTATATATGTGAGAGAAGGGAGATCTCACGGTTAGCTCGCACCTTTCCAGAGCGTTTGTCGCGATACTGAGCGATTATTTGAGGTGTAATTGCGTCTATGGGTGCCTCACAAAATGCTGCTCGAAGCTGTTTTAACGAGAGTAGATTGTCCTTTTGCGTTCGTGGCATCTTTCCTGGAATCACATCGCGCTCATACCGGTTAAAAACGTCTCCCAACAGCCGAGATATTTTAGGAACTTCTTTGCGATCAAGCTTGGCCCATTCGCTTTTTGCTATGTCCAGATCGGTGCCGAGTGGAATTTCAATACGTTTACCATTCTCGTCACGACCGTTATAGTAATAGCCAACCCATTTCTTTCCGCTTTTCAATGTGCGGACCCGCCGTAACATTCTCGGTGGTAAGTCACGATTGTTTGCTTTCTTAAAGCGCATCCATCAACTCACTCGTGTCAGGTCAAATGTCCAAGTTTCGGTAACAGTGTTCGCTTCAGATGCCTTCAGCCCGGCCAGCTTGAGGCGGGCATATACACGCCCCACTACCGGGCGTCGGGCACCACTTAACACATGGCTCCAACCGTTCGAAGCGAGCCACTGAATTTGCCTAGAAGGAGTCAGATAGCCAGTAATGGCGGCTATTTCATCTTCCGTCAGCAGTTCCCCAGGGAATGAAACGAGGGGAGTTGAGATGTCACTTGAGGTCATTGCAGGGTTCGTTATCTTCATGACATCACCTCACCATTGCCCTGACTCCAAACCGTGGAATGCTGCCGCTGCCACTCGCGGAACCTGGCCATTTCCAAGGGCTTTAAGTCGGTCCACCCTAGAGGCCACCCCATCAGCCACTCGACCCAAGTCGGGTTCAGGTGGCCACCGTGAAGGGCCATCACTGCATGGTCCAATCGATCTCTTGAGCGACTGGCCCCTGAGGTGCGTACGAGTGCGTTGGGTGAAGAGCCTTTGGACATGCTGGCGACTGGAGTGGGCCACTGCTGGAGAGGCGCTTGCATCGGCTCTCCGTCCGAGAAGCCAAATACGTTCACGTCTATGGGGCGCTCCGAGATCCGCCGCTGATACAACACACCACTCCGTGTCATACCCCATTTCGGCAAGCTCACTGACGACCAGTGCAAGTCCTCGGCCCACAAGCATTGGTGAGTTCTCCAGGAAGACCTCTTCGGGCAGTACTTCGCTGATAATTCGAGCCATGTCTTTCCAGAGTCCAGAGCGAGAGCCTTGGATTCCAGTACCAGGGCCGGCACAGGAAATGTCTTGGCACGGAAAGCCGCCAGAAATGACATCAATAAGGCCTCTCCAGCGGCTGCCGTCAAAACTGCGCACGTCAGACCAAATTGGGAAAGGCGGAAGAACTCCATCGTTCTGTCGTTGCGCCAGAACTTGTGCAGCGTAGGCATCACGTTCAACTGCGCAGATGGTGCGCCATCCCAAAATGTGCCCGGCAAGAACTCCTCCACCAGCACCTGCGAAAAGAGCCAGCTCATTCATATCTTCTCCGCAGGTTGGGCAGTTTGTCCGCCCGCATTGAGCTGGCAAACTATCTGTTTCCAGGCAAGCTCGAACAGCTCATTAGTTGAAACTGGCGTAATTGCTTGCTCACAATTACGCACGGCCTCAAACCGAGTTCGGTACAGCCCGGCCTGGCCGAGCCACGCGACGGCGTGATACTCGGCGTCGGATACGGGGCAAGGTGTCGCAAGGCGCTCGCCTTGAGAGCCGAGTTTGCACTTCTTACAGATGTGATAACCGCCGTCGTAAGGGTCCACCGTTTCCCAGAGATGCTTGTACGTAGTTATGCGGCCATCAACGAGGCAGCTTCGTTGGATAACGGTGGTCATGCTGCTGCCTCCGCAGTCGATGCCGTGGCAGGGGTGCTGCGCAGCTGGGCGTGAATGCGTTTGGCGAGCGAATCAACACTGAGCGCCTGTGCTGTAGCCAGGCTCGCCTGCTGATCCGACTTCAAGGCTTTCATAGTGCGATGAGCGAGCTGAAGTGTTTCGCCGACCTTTGTCAGCAGCTCGTAATCGGCTCTGGTCACCGGCATGCCGGTGTAGGACATGATTCGCTCCTCGAGCTCGCTGATGGTGAGCTTGAGGTTTGCCACGGTCTTGAGGTGTTTACGCTGGTCGGCTTCGCGTTGTACGGCGAGTTCCACCAGTTCTTCGTTCAGCGTTCTGAGCCGCTGGGCATGTGTAGCGTTGCGTTCCGCCAAGCCAATTTCCTTGCCTTCTTCATGTGCCCGGCAACGGGCTGCAGCGAGCAAGTAGGGCAGGATCGCCAAGACGAAGAGTAGGACGATCGCGGCGCTGAGTGCGTATTGGTAGGTTTGCATGTGCTGTGCTCCGAACTGCCCGCCATCGGTGTAAGTGAGAGGTCGACGGCGAGCTGGTTGCCCCTGTAGACCGGGGCCGTCTGGTTCAAGCCGACTGTTTTGTCTCTTCCGCCTGGCGGTCGAGGTAGTCGGCCAGGTCGTGGAGGTAGATCACGTGTTGTGCCTTTGCCGAGTTGTGCAGCTTCTTGAGCTTCAACTTGATCTGGCCTTTGTTGATCAGCTCCCGGAAGCGGCGGTCAGTCCCGATGTGGGAGAAGTAGTGCTCCCGTACAGCCGTCAATGTGGGGCAGGGCGTGCTCCACTGGCTGCGCAATTGCTCCAGCGTGCTGCTCATGCGCGCTCCCCGAGCCCCTCTTGGGCGGGCCGGAGCTGGGTGCGGATGACTTGAGCGAGATGCTCTTTGCAAGTGCCGGTGGCGGCTGCGCAGATCTCGCCCAGGTCATTGGTCACTACTGCGCCAACCGGTAGCTCAGGGTTGGTGGTGGCGGTGATGTAGGCGATCTGATCGGCGCGGATGACGGTGTTTACGCTGTCTAGCGCCTCCCTCAAGTCGATGTCTTCCTGCGAGAGTTGGCCAGATTCGGTCCGGCCGTTCGCCACGTCTTGGAGGAAGTCCCGCAGGGCCATGTACTTGGCAGAGTCGCCACGCTTGAGCGTGATCGAGCTGGTGAGCGGGCCAAAGCGAACGCTCAGGCGGTGGGGCTGGCTGTCGTTCTCGACTTCAATCTCCGCGTCCATCGTCGTTTCTGGTCGGCGCAGCGGGCAGGTAGTAGTGCCGCCGTCTTCCAGCGTCTTTTGCAGCAGCATCACTCGCTTCAGGGAGAGGGTGTATTCGCTCATGCGGCACCCCCTGCGCATGGCGAGGGGACGGCTTGAACGGTACCGGCCTCGGTGATGACCAGCTGCAAGCCGGTACGGCGCTGGAAGGCCAGGATTTTCTGCAAGCTGCTGCAGGCTGTGGGGTGGATCAGAACCGTTCCCGGTCCTTTGTGCTGTGCTGTTCTCATGGTCCGTGTCCTTTGCGTGAGAGGGTGACACGGGTCGAAATTAGCAAAAGCTAAAATGCACGGCAATAGCAAATGCTAAATATTATTGGCGTAGCAGTACCTGCCTGATGGCCGGTACCTGCGGAAAGAGGCGAGTGTTAAAGCTTTTTAGCGTTCCAAGCGAGCAGCACGCGGGCCTGAATATGCATGCGGTCGATCATCGATAGGTCGATGGTGATGGGAGGATAGATCGGGTTGTCCGAGATCATTCTCAGCTGTCCGCCTGTAAGCCGCTGCAGGCGCTTGATGTACAGATCTCCGTCCAGTGTGAAGACGTAGATGGCGTCTGTTTTGACCTCGGTGATTCCTCGGTCAACCAGCAGCGCGTCACCATCTGCAAACGTCCCAGTCATGCTGTCACCGTTGCCAGAGATGATCGCCAGGTTGTCGACTTTAGAGAACGTAAGGCCCTGCATCCTCAACCAGTCGAGGTGCACGGTCATGTCGCGGATCACTTCAATGTGCATATAGGGGGCTGCCTTGCCATGCCCCATCGATGCCGCAATGTCGAGGTACGGGATCAGGACGAAGTTCTTGTCTTTGGTGGCTCGCGCCGAGAGCTGAACGACGTTATCCGGGGCTTTGTGAGTGGGACCCTCCGGTTGCGGAGAGGTTAGCGTCCCTGCAGTAAGCCCGATCTTGAGCTCTAGATTGAGCGCAGCCTTCTCCCCCAGCTTGCGATGGCCGTTCAACAGTTGCGACAGATACGACGCGTCCAGGTCATGAGCCTCGGCAAATTCCTTCTGGCTCATGGTCCCCATGATCTTGCGGAGGGAGGCGATACGCCTTTCGTTGATATCCATCCGGTGATGATTGCTTTCCGTTAGCAAACAGTAAATTACAAGATGCTATTGTTTTGCTGATTAGCAATTGCTAATCTCGCCGCCAATGGAGGTGTGTATGACGCTTAGCGACTACTTGAAAACGATGGACAAGGAAGGGCTTGCGGCCTTTGCACGCCGCTGCGGGACGTCTGCGGGCCAGCTGAAACAAGTGGCTTATGGGAATCGTCGTGCGAGCGCCGGTTTGGCGGTAAGCCTGGACCGGGAAACGAACGGAATGATCCGTTGTGAAGTGATGCGGCCCGATATCGATTGGGCCTACTTGAGAAAAGCCAGAAATTAAGGTGCTGGACCGGGGCCTCTCACCTCCCCAGTCCAGCGACGACGACGCACAGCACAGCACATCGGTCGTAGTTGTAGGATAGGTCTTACCTGTTCCTGTGACTACACCGTAAATCGAGGTTTTACGGTTATGAGTCGCATCGATCTATTGCCGGGCGCTGGCCCGGTCCTCACCTTGCGGCAGGCGCTTTATCGCGCAGGTCGTGATTATCGCGGTGGTATCACCAAGCTGGCCTTCGACATGGGGCTTGAGGTGGATACCCTGCAGAAGAAGCTTCACCACAACGAAGAGCGCCGCTGGCCAACCCCTGATGAGCTGGAAGAGATCGTGCAGTGGACCGCGGATCCGCGCCTGCTCGACGCCTTGGTTCGTCCGGCAGGAGCCGTGTGGTATCGCCCTGAGCCGGTACCGGCGACGAATGATGCACTGAAGGCGGTCGCCAAGCTCCTTGAGGAGTCGGGTGAGTTCGTAGGTAGTCTGCACGACGGGGCCTCCGACAACGTCTGGACTCCGGCAGAGGTTCTGGACCTGGAGCAACGGGGGATGGATGTTATCCGCCAGGTGCTTTCCATCATGGCTGGTGCGCGCCAGGCGATGGAGGATCGTTGCAATGGCTAACATTCCCGATCCGTTGGACATGGCCAGCGAACAGACCGAGTACTTGCTGCAGGCTGCGCTTCGGCGGCATGCGAACCGCCCCGTTAAGCCAAGCGCCCAGTTCTGTGATGACTGTGGTGAAGCCATCCCACTGAAGCGGCAGCAACTGGTACAGGGCTGCGAAACCTGCATCAGTTGCCAAGAGCTGCGGGAGCGCCGCAGATGAGCGAGCGCCCAACTACTACCACAGCTGATTGGGCGCGGCGTTACATTGAAACCTTCGGTCTTGCCCTGGTCCCCATCGAGCCGGGCAAAAAGGGGCCGACGGGTGACGGCTGGAACAGGCCTGGTGGCTACTTCACTGATACCGCGAGTGCCGATCAGTTCTGGAAGGCTAACCCGAGCCACAACCTTGGTGTTGTGCTTGGGCCAAGTAATGTCTGCTCGCTGGATGTGGATGATGTCGAGTTTACGCGGTTGGTTTTGCAGCAGACGCATGGCCTCGACATCGATGCGCTCGCTGCTGCCTACCCGACATCGGTGGGCAATCCCGCGCGCTTCCGCATCATGTTCCGCGTCCCCGAGGGCGTGGAACTGAAGAAACACGCATTGGTGTGGCCAAATCAAAATGACCCCGATGGCACTATCCATAAGGGGCTCATGGTTCAAGTAAGGGCCGCTATTGAACAGAAGGACGCGGGCCGTGAGGCCGCTTTCCGCTTGGCTGCTGATCCGTTCAAGAAGCTCACGGTGTTCGAGTTGCGCGCGGGCCTGGTGCAGGACGTGCTGCCGCCATCCATCCACCCTAGCACCGGTAAGCCGTACACGTGGCGAAATGCACCTGATGCAAAGGGCCTCCCTGAGCTGCCTCCTGAGCTGCTGGCTGTCTGGCAGGGGTGGGAAGACTTCAAGCCGACAGGAGAGGCGCTTTGCCCGTGGCGACCTAAGCAGGTCACGTCGGCTCGACCAGTCACCATGCCGAGGCCCGTAGTCGCCCGATCGGGCGACTCACTGCCAGAGGTGATCCCCGAGTTCAACCGCCGCCATGACATTGCCACGATCATTGAGGCGCATGGCTATAAGCGTGTGGGCGGGAAGTGGTTGTGCCCGCAAAGCAGCTCGGGGCTGCCGGGCGTGAGCATCACGGATGACAAACTCTACTCGCACCACACCTCGGACCCACTGGCCAACGGCCACCAAAACGATGCATTCGACGTCTTCTGCATCTTGGTGCACAACGGTGACCAGCGTGCAGCGACCAGGGCGGCTGCGCAGATTCTCGGCATCGACGCCAAGTCACGCCCGCCAGCGCCGCCGCCGCTGGGCGAACTTCCCCTTGCCCCATCGATGGTCGAGCAGGCCGGGCACGACGAAACCGCTGTTGATGCAGCTGTCCAGCCTGACACCAGCGTTCCGACCGTTGCCAGCTCGGCCTGCTCCTCGGCCGATGGGGGGGCAGGGGGAGAGGGCCTGGTACTGAAGAGTGCTATGCGTCGATTCGCCCTGGTCGAAGGCACCACGAATGTGTGGGACATGGACAAAGGGCAGTCGATGAAGCGATCAGGCTTTGAGGCGCTGGTCGGCAAGCCCCTCGCGAAACAATGGATGGAGAGGACTGACAAGAAGCTGGTCTCCGCCGAGCAGGTCAAGGAGCTCGAACAGGGCCGCAAGATGTCGAGCAAGAAGGGCGGGGCGCTGAATCTCGACCCACTGGATCGGTATGTCTACATCGACGGCACCAAAGAAGCTTGGGACCGGGAGAAGAAGCGTCGTCTACCCGAGGGCAGCGTCAAGATGGCCCTGGGCGATGCCTATCAACTCTGGCTGAACAGCCCGAATCGCCGAGTGGTTGATGTCGACCATATCGTGTTCGACCCGACGATGACCAAAGACCCAGCTATCTACATCAACACCTTCGAGGGCTTACCCCATCAGCCGGTGCGGGATGACGCCGCCTGTGAGAACTTGCGCTGGCTGATCTCGTTCCTCTGCAACCATGACGCTGAGGCGCTGGAGTGGCTGGTGAACTGGCTCGCCTATCCGCTGCAGAACATGGGGGCGAAGATGGATACCGCGATCCTGTTCCATTCCACCATGGAAGGCTCGGGCAAGAGCCTGCTGTTCGCGGACATCATGGGGGAGCTCTACGGTCGTTACGGTGCCACGGTTGGGCAGACGCAGTTGGAAGGCAACTTCAACGCCTGGCAGAGCGGGAAGCTGTGGGCCGTCTTCGAAGAAGTCGTTAGCCGCGACCAACGCTACAACCAGGTCGGCAAGATCAAGCACATGATCACCGGCAAGACGGTCCGAATGGAGTCGAAGTTCATCAACGGTTGGGAGGAGGCCAACCACATGAACTCGGCGTTTCTGAGCAACGAGATCATGCCGTGGCCGATCAGCGAAGATGATCGCCGAATGCTGGTGATGTGGCCGCTGGAGACCTTGCCTGCTGAGCGGCAGAAGGCGATTGCGAGAGAGCTGGCCAACGGCGGGGTAGCAGCCCTCTACGGCTGGCTGCTGGACGTGGACCTCGGTGACTTTAACCAGCGCACACGCCCGCCCAAAACAGAGGCCCGTCAGCGATTGGTTGAGCTGAGCCGCACTGCCTGGCAAACCTTCTTCTATCTCTGGCGAGCGGGCGAGCTAGGCCACGGCCTATGGGGCTGCTGCCTGACTTCGGACGTGTACGCCATGTTCCTTGAGTGGTGCTCTCACAACAAAGAGAACGCAATGAGCCACACCAAGTTCTCGCTGATGCTCAGTGCGAAGGTGGAGAAGACACGCGCTATCCCCTGGACGGATGGCAGTGCGCGACGTTTCGCAGCGTTCTTCTTCCCCAGTGATGGTGATCCTTCCCTGCCCCCATCCATGAAGTCGGCCGAGCTGGGCAAGAACGTCGTCGAGTGGCGTGCTCGAGCGAAGCTAGCGGGATGGAGCGTGGAAGGTTGGGACCACATCAAGAGGCTTGCAGCATGACTACTCCGGTAAGTGTGTTGGGTGTGTTGGGTTGGTGTTGGGTTGATTCCTGCAAGCCAACACAATTCAAAGCCCCGGATTTTTTGGCGTCGCGGGAGTGTGTGTTGGGTGTGTTGGGTTTTCGCACGCGCGCGCGCACGCGATTTTTTTCTACCAGCGTTATCGAGGGGGTAAGAAATCTCTATGTGAACCCTGAAAAACCCAACACACCCAACACACTCAACACGGATGGATCTAATCCATTGAATTTATTGGGTTTCGAGTGTGTTGGGTTTGTGTTCGGTTGGCTAAATATGTGTTGGGTACTGCTTGGGGAGGGCGGGCAATGACGAAAGATCTGGAATTGCGCATGCAAAGCCAGGTGCAGCTCATGCTTCACCAGGTCGAAATGGCGCAGCTCATCGATCAAGCCGAGCGCCTGCGCCTGATCGGAGAGCTGATGAAGCATTGGGGGGAGCGCCGAGCACAGCTTGGGCTGGAAGCCAGCCTTGGTAGCCAGATGGGCAGCATCATGGAATGGAAGGGCGCTGCACCGCGTGGTGGATCGTCAGGGTCGCGCATCTTGGTCGGTGGTGCTGGTCTTGATCACGCGGCAGCAGAAGTCGACGCAGCGGTAGTCCAGCTGGAGCGGCGTGATGTACGAGGGGCAACCCTGGCCAAGCTGGCACACCTTCGCTATCTACATGGGGCAACGGTGCGGGAGCAGATGCGCGAAGTTGGGCTGGCGGAGGACGCCGACCGAACCTACCGGAACTGGGTCAAGGCCCTGCACTTGCAGGTCTTTGCCATCTTGGCAGCAAGGGCGGGGCGGGTACGTGAGCAAACCGTTCGTCGGGTGATTATGCGACATGTGAGCAACATCGACGCTCCATAGCCACCACATTGCGACGAACCGAAAATAGCCCCTTTTCGGTTTTTCCGGTGGCATGTACAAAGGCGCCACGATATCAAAAGTGCGCTTAGGCGCTTCCCCACAAGCACTGTGCTGTGCAACTCGCTCCGACCTTTCGGCGCATTGAGAACCCTGCCACCCGGCGGGGTTTTCTGTTTCCGGTGCCGTGCTTTGCCAACGAGGCTTACATGAACAGCGAGCAACAAACGTTAGCCGAACTGCCGATCTGGATGGTGATCGTGCTGTCCCTGGTCGGCGGTGTTTCGGGAGAGATGTGGCGGGCGGATATGGCGGGCGCTCGCGGTTGGGGGCTGATTCGCCGGTTGGCGTTGCGATCTGGTGCCTGTGTTACCTGCGGGCTTTCGACCAACATGCTGCTGTACGCCCTCGGTGTTTCGGTGTGGGCGGCAGCAGCGGTGGGGTGCCTGGCTGCGATGGCCGGCGCCGATGTCGCGATCAACCTCTACATGCGCTGGGTCGCCAAGCGGCTGGGGCTGAACCAGGTGCCGCCTCAGGCCGGCGAGCCGGGGCAGTGACCTGGGCGGCAGCCCTGGCGGGGCCGGGGACCCTGGCGATATGGCCGGAGTACGGGGCAGGAAACCCGCGCTTCTTCGTTAGCGGGTGGTTCACCAGCTTAGTGAACTGCGGTGAACTGGTTAACCCCTTGAGTTTATTGGGTGAACTGGACATTTCAGCATGCAGCATCTGACCAAATCGGAGTTCGCCGCCCGACGCGGGTGGTCGAAATCCTACGTTTCCAAACTGGCCAGCCAGGACCGCTTGGTGCTCTCCGCCGATGGCAAGGTCGACGTCGAAGCCACTGAGGCCCTGCTGGCAGAGTCTGCCGACCCAAGCAAGGCTGCCGTCGCGGCCCGGCATGAAGAAAACCGGGTCGAGCGTGATGTGCGCAGCCACCTTCAACCAGGCGGCGATACACCTGCGGTGCAGCCACTGGTTCAGCAGCCAGACAAGGGGCTGGACTTCCAGAAGGCGAGGGCGCACCGCGAGTACTACCTTGCCCAGCTTGCCGAGGCTGAGTTCAACAAGGTCCAGGGCAACTTGGTTGAGCGCAAGTCTGTAGAGGATGCCGCCTTTGCTGCTGGCCGTACGCTTCGGGACCTGGTGTTCGGCCTTGCTCCGCAGCTCGCTGGTGAACTGGCGGGAATGAGCGATTCCTGGGAAATCGAAAAACGCCTTACTGGCGCGTTCCGCCAAGTCTTTGAAGATGCGGCGAAGATGAGCGGCGCCGATCTTAAGCAAGCCATAACACAGAGCTGAGCCTATGCCCTCCGGATACGCGGACGGTGCGAAGGTGTACCGCGAAGCGTATGGCCGTGGGCTGAAGCCTGACCCTCAATTGTGGGTGGACGAATGGTCTGACGAGTACATGCGGATCCCGCGTGATACCGGCGCAGCCGAGCCCGGCAAATACCGCACAGCACGGACGCCTTATGCCCGTGAACCCATGCGCTGCCTCTCGCCAGCGCACCCCTGCAAGCGCGTCATTACCATGGTCGCGTCGCAGCTGATGAAAACGCAGATCGCCCTCAACTGGATTGGGGCGCTGATCCACATGGCGCCGTCCAACATCCTGACGTTGCTTCCTAGCCTGGCCCTGGCCAAGCGAGTGTCGGCGCGGATAGGTAAGACCATCGCCGCGACCCCGGAGTTGAAAGAGCGTGTGGCGGCCTCCCGATCACGGGATTCTCGCAACACCATGGATACCAAAGAGTTCGAGGGAGGCACGCTGTATGCGACCACAGCTGGCTCGGCCTCCAACCTGGCCGAGCTGGCTGCTCGATACATCTACGGCGATGAGATTGACCGCTGGGACGTGGATGTCGATGAAGAGGGTGATCCTGTCGATCTTGCGGAGACGCGGGGCAGTACCTTTGGACGCAATGCCAAGTTTTATTTCTCCAGCTCGCCGACCATCAAGGGTGCTTCACGCATCGCCGATCTGTTCGAGACGAGCGACCAGCGATATTACTACGTGCCCTGTCCAACCTGCGGTCACATGCAGGTGCTGGAGTGGGAGCGTCTGCTGTACTCGGCTGATTTCCAGACCGTCCACTACAAGTGCTCCTCGCCCGATTGCGATGTGCTTATCGAAGAGCACCATAAGGGTGAGATGCTCGCCCAGGGGGAATGGCGTTCGCACGCCAAGGGCGATGGGGAAACGGTTGGTTTCCACCTCAACGCTCTGTATGCCCCGCTTGGTTGGACCTCATGGGCTGATCTGGCCAAGCAATTCGAGAAGGCCAAGCGTGCCCAGGATCGTGGCGATCTTGAGCCCATGCAGGTGTTCTACAACACCCGCTTGGCCAAGGTCTGGGACAGCGCGGTCGAGCAGACCAAGGCCGAGGTTCTGCAGGCGCGAGCCCTACAAGAAAACTATGTGCTCGGCACCCTTACCGTTGGCGTTTTGGTTCTGACCTGCTCTGTTGACGTCCAGGCCAATCGCTTGGAGGTGATGGTTATCGGCTGGGGCGTCGGAATGGAACGCTGGGTTGTTGACTTCCAGGTGATACCTGGTGACCCAGCAGACCAGCGGACATGGGATTTGCTTGATGAGCTGCTGAAGGCTCGATACCGCCATCCTTGCGGCGTTGCCCTGGGCATTCTGGCCACGGGTATTGACTCCGGTGGTCATCACACTCATGAGGTGTATCAGTTCTGCCGTGTGCGCCGCTGGCGCAACGTCTTTGCGCTGAAAGGGGCGAGCAAACCGGGCAAGCCGGTAATCGCCCAGCGCCCCTCGCTGGTGGATGTCACCTGGAAGGGGCAGACCGAACGCAACGGCGCCGAGTTGTGGCTGATTGGTACCGATACCGCCAAGGACTGGATCTACAACCGCTACGGCTTCGAGTCGGGTCCCGGCGCGGTGCACTTTGCAAAGGATCTCCCCGACGAGTTCTTCCAGCAGTGCGTGGCGGAACGAAAGATCGCCCGCTATGTGAAAGGGTACAAGCGAATCGAGTGGGTCAAGGGCAAGGCCGACCGCAACGAAGCGCTGGATCTCCAGGTGTACAACTTGGCCATGGCCTATTACCTGGGGCTGCATCGCTATGGCGAGCAGGACTGGGACAAGCTGCGCCAGGCGCTGGCCCAGGCGAGTCTGTTTGATGAGCCGTCACCTGCGAAGCCACCGGTCATTGAGCACCAACACGATGACGACGATGAGCCCGACGACGCTCCAGTTTCCGCGACACCGGCACCAGCTCGGCCCGCTCCACGCGCCACTCCACCGCCGCCTCGCCCGGCACCTCAACCAATACAACGCCGCAGCTCCAGCAGCGGCTATCTGAAGAGACGCTGACATGGCATATACCCAGGCACACCTCGCGGCCGTCGAGCGTGCGATTGCGCGTGGCGAACGGGTTGTTCGTTACAGCGACCGCACCGTGGAGTATCGGACGGTAGACGAGCTGATCAAGGCCCGTGACCTGATCCGCACCGAACTGTCCCAGTCCGCTGGCCCGCGTTCCCGCGTGGTTCGGCTTTACCATGGGGGTAAAGGGCTGTGAGCGGCCGCTACATCTCCACGCGTTCGGGGCTTCTGGTTCCCGAACGGATCAAGGCCAGCTATGAAGGCGCTGCCGAGGGGCGGCGATCCTCCGGCTGGGACGCCCCGGATACTGGCCCCAACAGCCTGATTATGCCGGCCCTTCGCAATCTGCGGTCACGTTCGCGGGCTGCGGTACGCAATGACCCGTATGCGGCCAACGTTATTGATAAACGGGTCAGCAATCTGATCGGCACCGGTATCACGCCGCAGCCGCGGTTGCTCGACAAGGCCCTGCGCAAGGCCATGCAGGAGCTGTGGGAGGACTGGGTGGACGAGTCGGACGCCGACGAGCGCACCGACTTCTACGGGCAGCAAGCCCTGGTGGCGCGCACCGTTGAGCAGTCTGGCGAATGTTTCGTGCGCTTGCGGCCACGCCGGCTGGAGGATGGCCTGGCGGTGCCGCTGCAGGTTCAATGTCTCGCGCCAGAGTTCGTGCCACACGACAAATTCGAGGTGACGCGCACCGGCAACACCATCCGTGCCGGTATCGAGTTCAATGGTATTGGCCGCAGGGTGGCTTACTGGTGCTACCGCAACCACCCCAGCGACAAGGCTTCGCTCAACGCCGGTTACAACCCGCTTGTGCGTGTCCCGGCCGATCAGATGCTGCACATCTTCGAGCCGTTGGAGCCTGGCCAATTGCGGGGTGTCCCCCGGCTGGCGCCGATCCTAAAGCGCCTGCGCAGCCTGGACAACTACGACGACGCGGTGCTCTTCCGGCAGGAAGTGGCGAACTTGTTCGCCGGCTTTGTTCGCAAACCGGCGCCGGATGGGCTGGGTGGCCCGCCAATGGACATGATCACCGGCGGAGCGGTTGTTCATGACCGTGATGCCTTCACTCCAATGGTGGCACTGGAGCCCGGCACGATGCAGGAGCTGGGGCCGGGCGAGCAGGTCGAGTTCTCCGACCCACCCGACGGCGGCAACAATTACCCCGACTTTATGCGGCAGCAACTGATGGCTGCCTCCGCTGGCGCGGGTCTGCCTTACGAGCTGATGACCGGCGATATGCGTGGCGTTAACGACCGTGTCATCCGGGTGGTGCTGAACGTGTTTCGCCGCCGTCTGGAGCAGCTGCAGTTCTCGGTCTACGTCCACCAGCTCTGCCGCCCGGTGCGGGCGGCCTGGATGGACATGGCGGTGCTGGCCGGGGCGCTGGACCTGGCGGACTACACCCTGAACCGCCGCCAGTACCTGCGGACGCGGTGGGTGCCGCAGGGCTGGGCCTACATCCAGCCAGTTCAGGACGTGCAGGCCCGCATGCTCGAAGTCGCGGCAGGGTTTACCTCCCGCAGCGAGATGTGCCTGCGCTCGGGCACCGACGCCGAGATCGTGGACGAAGAGAACGCCGCCGACATCGCTCGGGCGCATGGCCTGGGCCTCAAATACAACGGCTTGTCGGCAATCGATGACGAGTCGGACGATTCCGACGAGAAGGGGAAAACATGAAACCGTTGATGCCGTTTCGCATCTTCAACAAGGCCAAGGCCCTCCCGCAAGTCGAGGATGGGCATTGGTATTCGATCACTGCAGCGGCTGAGGGTGATGCCGACTCGAAGGTTATCGAGGTCTATGTCTACGGCGAGATTGGTGCCTGGGGCATTACTGCCAACCAGTTTATCCAGGACCTCAAGGCGATTGACGATGGCTCCTCGCCGATTGTAGTGGCCTTCAACACCAACGGCGGCGACTTGTTCGAGGGGCTTGCCATCCACAATGCGCTGAGCCGCTTGGGTGAGCGTTGTACCGGCCGAGTCGATGCCTTGGCCGCTAGTGCAGGCAGCGTGGCTGTCTGCGGCGCTCACCGCGTGGTCATGGCATCGAATGCCATGCTGATGATCCATAACCCGTACACCTGGGTTGGTGGTGATGCCGAGGACCTTCGTCGGGTGGCGGACGTGCTCGATCAGGCCTTCGAGGCAATGATCGCGGCCTACAAGGCCAAGGCGCCGAACATCGATGACGCGGAGCTGAGACGTCTGGTCAATGACGAAAGCTGGCTCACGGCCTCGGAGGCCGTGGCGCTGGGGCTGGCCGATGAGGTCGGTAATGGCGTCAAGGTTCAGGCTTGCCTTGGGCAGGGCGCGGCTATGGCGCGTTACCGCAACACCCCGCAAGCGCTGTTGGATCAGCTCAAGGCCAGTAAGGATGGGGTGACCGAGCCAGTTGATCCCGAACCCAAAAGCGAGCCTGCTCCCCCTGCGCCGAACGCAAGCGACTCGGCAGCCTTAGCCTTGATGATCACCCAGGCCTGCAGCAAGGCGGGGATCAGTAACCTAGTCGAGCCGCTGATAGCATCGACCAAGCTCGCGGACGAAGCCACCGTGCAGGCAGCACTGACCCGCGCCAAGTCGGTACGGGATCTCTGCGTTGCAGCCCGTTTGCCCGAGATGACCGCTGAGTTCGTCCAGGCCGGCTTGGACGCAACGGCTGTACGTGCGCGGTTGTTCGACAAATTGGTCGGTGGCGGCAAGGGGTTCGAGATCGACAACAGCCTGCCGCCAGCTGATGACCTGCCTGAGAAGGTCCAGGCGAAAGCACCCAATCCCAGCAGCATCTGGGCTGCCCGTCGGCAGGCCACACAATCCCGTCCCGGCCAAGGAGCCTGAACATGAGCAAAACCTATGTAGAGCCGGTCCATGCCGGTGAATTCCTGTTGTCCGAGGGCGCGGGCAAGATTTCCCGCGAAGTGATCGAGCTGGCTCCTGGCGATGCCTTGGTGGCTGGCCAGGTGCTCGGTCAGCTCACTGTCAGCGGACAGTTCACCCCGTACAGCCCTGAAGCCGAGGACGGCAGTGAAACGGCCAAGTGCATCCTGTTTGCTTCTGTCGCGTCCTCGGATGTGGTGCGCCGTGGGCGTGCTGTCGTACGCCTGGCAGAAGTAAGCGAGGCCCTGCTGACCGGCCTCGATCCTGACGGTGAGAAGGCCCTGGCGGCCCAGTTCATCATCGTTCGCTAATAGCGACCCCTTTCACCCCAGCCCCGCCTTGTGCGGGGTTTTGCATTTTTGGAGTGGCTCATGGCCGACATTGATATTTTTGAAGACAACGCATTCACCGTCCCAGCGCTAACCGCTGCGATCAACGAGCAACCCTTCGTGCCAGGGCGCTTGGCCGAGTTGGGGCTGTTCGAGGAGGAGGGCGTCACCACGGTGACTGTTCAGGTTGAAAAAGACGGCGAGACCTTGGCGTTGGTGCCATCCGGTGAGCGTGGCACCTCGGGGCTGGTGGTCAACGGCAGCAAGCGGATCCTGTTGCCCTTCAACACTGTGCATCTCCCTGAGCGCTTCGCCATCAAGGCGGATGAGATCCAGGGCATTCGCGCTTTCGGTGAGCAAACCGAACTGCAGGCCGTGCAGGACGTCGTCAATAAGCGTTTGGCCAAGGCCCGTCGCCAGTTGGACGCAACGCATGAGTTTCATCGCATGGGCGCTCTGAACGGCGTCGTTCTGGATGCGGACGGCCGTACGGAACTGCTCAATATCTATGATCGCTTCGGACTCGAACCGATTGAGATCGAGATGGAGTTGGCTACCGCAGGCACCGATGTTCGGGTGAAGTGTGTGGACGCACTGGATGCTCAGGAGGAGGCGCTGGGGGCGACGACCAGCAACGGTGCGCGAGCGTTCTGCGGCAAGAACTTCTGGCGGGCGCTGATCTCGCATCAAAGCGTTAAGAAGACCTATGAAGGTACACAATACGCAGCTGCGCTGCGTGCCGATGGTCGCGAGGCATTCGAGTTCGGCGGCATCACCTGGGAACGCTATCGCGGCAAGGTGGGTGGCGTTTCCTTCGTGCCGGATGACGAGGCCCGTCTGGTGCCTGAGGGCGTACCCGGCCTGTGCATCACCCGCTTCGCGCCGGCTGACTACATGGATACGGTCAATACCGAGGGGCTGCCTTACTACAGCCAGCTGGAAATGATGCCTTTCAAGAAGGGCGTAGACGGTGAGGCGCAGTCGAATCCGCTGCACCTGGTCACTCGTCCCCGCGCAATCATCCGCCTGAAGCGTTGACGATGGCTTTCCGCGATCTGATCGAAGACATCGACGATGCGGTATTCAGTGACCTGGGTGACCCGGCACAGATCGAAGGCCGAGAGGTACTCGGCATGTTCTCGGCGCCCTGGCTGCAACCCAAGCTCGGCCAAATCAGGACTGCACTTCGCGAACCGCACTTGGTCATCCGGGTTGGTGATAACGGGGGCGTCGAGGTCAAGCAGCGCGTCTTGATCGATCTGCCGCCAGAGGATGGTGGCGGCAACTACACCATCACTGCCATCGAGCCTGGTGGTGATGGTCTTGTAACGCTGGTATTGAGGAAAGCGCTATGAGTGTTGGTAGTTATCACAAGCAGTCTGCCAGCAGCGGTTTGATCTCGCTGCGGCTGGATCCTCAGGGCGTCAACGGTTTTGAAGCGTTTACCAAACTCGTTCCCAAGGCGTTTTTTGCGGCGCAGCGGCGGGCGGTCAACAAGACGCTTCGCTGGCTGCGAACCCATATCGCCCGCGCTGTTGGCCGGCAAGAGCGCATCGCCATCGCTGCGGTAAGGCAGCGCCTGAAGGCGTTCCCAGTATCCAGCAATGGCCAGGGCAAGCTCTGGTTCGGCATCAATCCTATTGAAGCCAGCCGCGCAGGGCGCCCTAGGCAGTCCCGCACAGGCGTGTCAGTCGCTGGCCGGCGTTACCAAGGTGCGTTCTTCAAGCGCGTTTACGGTGGCAAGCCTGACATTTGGATCCGCACGGCGAGTAAGCACTTCGACGCAGATGACTATCCCGACAGCGATGTGTCGGGGGGCGGAGGCCGGCGCTCAGGTTGGATTTCTGAGAATGACAGCCGCTTCCCCTTGGCCAAGGCCAAGATCTCGCTGGAAGACGTCCGGCCTCACTTTGAAGAGTGGACCAAGCGCGCACATGAGCGCCTGGTGGTCGTCATGGAGCAAGAGTTGAACTTTGAACTGCAGAAATACCTTCGGAGAACCGGCAATGGATGATGATCCTATCCCGCTCGGCCGGGTGTACGCGGCCATTGAAGAGCACATCAGGCAGGCCATTCCAGGCTTGCAGTACGTCGGGACCATGCCGAGCGGTATTGAGGTGGTACCGCCGCCTGCCGTGGTGCTGGAACTGGCCGGGTTCGAAAGTTCTGAAGAGGACCCGGGCACAGGTCAAACTGCAGTTGATGCGCGTTTTGAGGCGCGTGTGCTTGTCCCGGGGGAAGAAGACAATTGCTTGCACATCGCTGCATTCGTGGCGGCCCAGTTGGCGGTGTTGCTTCGAATGCAGTCTTGGGGCTTGGCCATCGGGTTCGCCCAGTTTGTGCGGGCAGAGCGGGACTGGAGCCGCCCCGAGCTGGATAGTTACGCGGTCTGGGTGGTTGAGTGGACCCAAGTGATCTATCTCGGAGAGGAGGAGTGGCCGTGGCCCCGAGAGCCCGGCCCGCTGGTGGTTGCCTTCGATCCTGACGCCGGTCAGGGCAACGAGCATCACTACCAATCACCTGAGGCCATGGAATGAGTTACGCGAGCGCCGAGCACGACCGCATGTTGGCCTGCGTCGTGATCAAGGGCTATGTCGTGGCGGTCGACCTGGATGCCGGCAAGCTGCGTATGTCGGACGGTACCGGCTGGAGCAGCGCCTGGGTGCGTTGGCACTCGCTGGCTGCCGGGAAGGCGCGACACTGGCGTGCACCGAGCCTGGGGGAGCAGGGCGCGCTGATCAGCCCTAGCGGTGACCCCGCTCAGGGTACTTTCATTCCCGGCCTGTACGGCAACGCCGGCGAGCGACCGGACAACCGTGACCATGTCGAGGTGTGGCGTTTCGATGATGGCGGGTCTCTGGTCTACGACTGGGCTGCCAATAGCTACACCATCAAGCTGCCCACCGGCACGGTCAACATCGAGGTCGGCAGCAGCAAGGCGATGGTTACCGACGACGCGATCACCGCCAAGTCCACCGCGATCAGCGCCGAGGCCGAGAGCATCATGGCTAAGGCAACCCTGATCACCCTGCAGGGTGCCGTGCAGATCGACGGGCCGTTACGCGTAACGGGCGACATCTTCGGCCTCGGAAAGATCATCGACACCGGCGGCAACACAGCCAACCACAAACACTGACAGCCCGCTCTCGCGGGCTTTGTCTTTTCTGGAGCATCACTTTATGGCAGTCAAGAAAACTGCTGCGGATGACGCGGCAACGGATGCGGGCGAATCCGCAGTTATACCTGGTGCGGAAGGTACCGCCGCTGTTGTGGCGGTCGCGGCGCGTGGCGTGACCTTCGGCGACAGCGCCTATACCTCGCGCTCGCTGTTCCTGCCGGCCGGCGACGAACTGCGCGAGTTGAAGGTGCTGGCCGGTCGCGTGACCGTCCAGGCCGATGACGACGAGGCCTTGGCGTTCCTGGGTGGCCACGCCGACCTGCAGCGCCTGGACGGCTAACCATGATTGGCATGGACCGGCGAACCGGTCAGCCACTTTCGGGCCTCGATCATCTGAAACAGTCGATTGAGGACATTCTGACCACCCCCTTGGGCTCTCGGCGCATGGTGCCGGAGTACGGCAGTCACCTGCGCCGCTTTATCGACCTGCCGGTTAACGAGGGCTGGAAAAGTGCGGTGCAGGCCGAGGTGGCCCGCGCCTTAGGCCGCTGGGAGCCGCGCGTGCAGTTGGAGCGCGTCAAGGTGGTTTCCGTGCTTGATGGCCAGATAGGTCTGGAGCTGACAGGCCAGTACCTGGGCAACTCGGCCGTCGTGGAGGTGAGAGCATGATTGACCTGTCTTTGCTGCCCCCGCCCGATGTGGTGGAAACCCTGGACTTTGAGGCGCTGTATCAGGAGGTGGTAGGCATTTTCCGCAGCCACATGGGCGACCAGTGGACAGCGCTGTTGGAGTCCGACCCGGTCGTCAAGCTGATGGAGGTGATCGCCTACCGCGAGCTGATGATGCGGGCGCGGGTCAACGCGGCGGCCAAGGCCAGTTTGCTGGCCTATGCCAAGGGTGCCGACCTGGATAACCGCGCCGCTGACTACGGTGTGCAGCGGTTGACCATCCGCGCGGCCGATCCTGATGCGGTGCCTCCGGTGGAGGCCGTCATGGAAGACGACGAGGCGCTGCGCTACCGCACGCGGCTGTCGCTTGAGGCGCTGTCCGTTGCCGGAAGCCGTGGCGCATATGAGTACCACGGGCTGACCGCCTCGGCCGAGCTGGCCAACGTGTCGGTAGACTCGCCCCGGTTTTCCGGGCTGCCACTCGACGCCACGGTTAAAGCGCTACTGCCGGCCGGGGCCATTGTGGTGGTCTGTGACTACGACGCCGGGCTGGATAAGCCACTGCCCGGCGACGTGTCGCTGGCCATTCTGCCAAGGCTGGATAGCACTTCGCTGCCGGCCCAGCTGGTGGCCACGGTGCAGGCGGCGCTGTCAGCCGAAAGCGTGCGGCCGGTCACCGACCGACCGCGCGTGCAAACGGGCGCGCCTACCGACTTCAAGGTGCAGGCCGTTCTGCACGTCGAGGCCGGGCCAGATCCGGCGGTGGTCAAAGCGACCGCCCGGAAAGGCCTGGATGCGGCCATTGCCGAGGCGCGAAGCCTGGAGGGGCAGTTGCCGCTGTCAGCGATCTACGCGGCGTTACACGTAACGGGCATCAGCCAGGTTGACCTAGTGTACCCGACTGCAGGTATCGCGTGTGACAAGCGGCATTACCCCAACTGTACGTCAATCACGCTGACCACGCAGGTGGCGACGTGAGCCTGCTGCCGCACAACGCCACGCTGCTGGAGCGCTCGCTGGAGGCGGCCAGCGAGCAGGGCATAGACCCGGAAATCATCCGGGGCATTGCCGACTCGACGCGCTGCCCGCCGGACTTCCTGCCCTGGCTTGGTTGGGCCTGGAAGGTCGAGGGCTGGGAGGCGGCCAACACCAACGCCCAGCGCCGCGAGCTGGTCCGCGAAGCAATCCCGGTGCACAAGACCAAGGGCACCGTCGGCGCGATCCGGCGGGTGCTCAAGGCGGTGCGGGTCAATGCGGATTTCAAGGAGTGGCACCAGATCCCGAACGCGGCGCCGTACACGTTCCAGGTCACAGCCTGGGCGAACGAGAACCGCGAAGGGGAGGGCTCGATTATCTCGCCGCAGCTGGGGGAGCGCCTGCGCGCCCTGGTCGACGCGGCAAAGAACGAGCGCAGCCACTACGAGTTTCGCCTTGGCGCGCGCTTTGACGGTGGCCTGCTGTTTGCCAATGCCAGTCGAGGGTACGGCCTGCAGCGTCTGAGCATGAATGCCCAGGCGGTGCAGATCGACGTGGCGGTGCAGGGCCTGCAGCTGGCCAATGCCACCCGGTCGCTCGGTGTGTCTCGGCGGTCTGTCGAGGCCTTGGGCGTTCCGATCAACGCTGAATCGGGCTTTGTGGTCGCCAGTGCGACCCGTGCCCTAGTCGTCGTGCGCAGCACGATGGAGGCTGTTCTATGAGTACCCCGTTACAACCTGTGATCACCAAGGCGGGGCTGGCGGCGATCCTGCGAGCCGATAACACCGGCATCGCGGCGCAGATCACCCATATCGCCCTGGGCACCTCGGGCTACACACCGTCGGCCGACCAGAAAAGCCTGGTTGCGCAAACGGCCAAGTACCCGATTGCCGGCGGCGAGCGCCTGAGCAGCACCTTGCTACACCTGACCGCCCTGGCCGATGGCGACCGCGCTTTTTGGGTGCGGGAAATCGGCTTTCTGCTGAGCGACGGCACCCTGCTGGCGGTGTGGTCCGATTCATCTACCCCGCTGGCCTACAAGTCGGCAGACACCGATTTGCTGCTGGCCTACGACCTGTCGCTGTCAGCACTGCCGGCGGACAGCGTGACGATTGTCAGCAACGAGGCCGGGCTGAGCCTGAGCCTGGCCGGGCCACTGGCTGCGCAAGCGCAGGCATTGATTGCCGAGCAGTTGCGCGGCCTGCAGCGGCAAGACCAGATCGACCAGCAAGGCCAGTGGCAGCGCGTGGCGGGGGAGCAGCTTTCCCGCTTGCTGTCGCGCATGTCGGACGTGGAGCGCCGGCAAGATGCCGACCGCGAAGGCCTGGCCAGCGGAGTCACCAGCAATGCCGCCGCAGTGATTGCTGATCAACTGCGCGGCCTGCAGCGGCAGGACCAGCTGGATATCTTGGCCGAGGCCTCGCGCCGGGCTGGCGTGGTGCTCGACAACCATACGCAGCGCCTGCTGGCAGCAGAGCAGCGACAGGACAGCGACCGGGAAAACATGTTGGCCGCAGTTGTTAGTAACGCAGCGGCGCTTATTGCGCTGCAAACCCTAGTAAGCAAAAACACCTTTGGAGCATAAGACCCCATGAGTCTCGAAACCGATGTTGGCAACCTGACTACGCAAACTACCAAGCTGATCGACTATTTCAACGGCAAAAAAAGCGACATCGACAAGGCTGTTGCCGCTGCTATCGCCGCAGCACCGGAAACCTCGCGCTCCTGGTATGTCGACCCGGTCAACGGCCTGGACACCAACAAGGGCACCCAGGCCGAGCCGTTCAAGACCATCAACAAGGCTATCGCGGTTACCCCGCCCAGCGGCGTCTGCACGGCGTACGTTATGGACGACTACGACATGCCGGCCGGTATCGGCTCGCTGAACTCGGTGTTGATCTTGGTCGGGGTGGCGAAAAACGGTGTACGGCCGAAGCTCAAGCCCAAGTACATCACCAGCACCGATGCCAACAACATCACCACCACCAACATGACCGGCTTCAACATGTACCTCGCGTCGAATCTGATTTCGATTCGAGACATGGATATCTATTTGCCGTCGCCTGCCGGGTTCAACCCCGCGCCGAACAACGCCCGTGCCGGCTCGTTCTTCCGTGGCTTCTCCAGCGTGAACGTGCCGACCGTTTTCAACGTGTCCCTCGAAAACGTGGCCGTCACCATGGCAGCGGACTGGTTCGGCAACTTCATCGGCGTTACGTCGAGCAGCGTGGTTCTGGCGACCACTAACGTATCGTTCCCAAGCGGTTTCGCTGGCCGGTACGTCAGCAACGTGGCCGCCGGCGCCCTGGTGAAAGACCTGGGCCATGTCATGTCTAACCTCGCTTCCCTGTAATTCGGAGTACACCCCATGCAAACCCGTAACTTGAGCGTCGACTTTGGCGGCGCGTTCCTTGCTGGCTACAAATACGAAAATCTGCCTGTGGGAGCGGCCTTGCTGGTCGCGGCCATGCAGATCGACCAAGCGGCCGATGTGGCTCGCGCGTCGGTGATCAACGACCCGTTGCGTGCCCTGGAGCATCAGCGTGCTGCGGACGAGGCTCGCGCGTTCCAGCAGGCCGGTTACGCCGGCGAAACACCGGTTTATGTGAAGGCCTGGGCAGATGCTGCAGGGCTGGAGCCGCAGGAGGCCGCCGACAGCATTCTGGCCAAGGCCAAGGCTTGGGATGATGCGTTGCTGAGCCTGCGCGCCTTGCGCCTCAAGGGCAAACAGGACGTGCAGAAAGCGACAACCCACGCCGAAGCCGAGGCCATTGCCGACTTGGCCATTGCAGCGATCAAGGAGAGCGTGCAGGGCCTCGGCCTCGACGTTTAAGCCAGTTCCCACCCCGTAACCCCAAGGGCCGCTAAGCGGCTTTTTTTGTGCCTGGAGGGCATGCATGAATCGAACCCACTTTGAGCACGTCCTGGCGGCGTTGCTGATCATGGGCGCCCTGTGGGGTGCCTTGGCCCTGCTGCGCGTCCCCGCTGGCCACTGGGCCGGCGCCGCTGCCGGCATCTTCTTTTTCGCCGGCCGCGAGTACACCCAAGGCGAGCGCTACCTGTCGCACGTCGAGTCGGTGCACCTGGCCAACCTGCGCTGGTACGACGGCCTGCGCATCTGGCGATGGACCGTAGACGGGCGTCTCGACTTCTTCTGCCCCCTGGTGGCCTGCCTTACCGTGGCGCTGCTGGTCCAGGTGCTGCAGATGCTGCAGCACTGACAGTTTCCTTTTCCCATCCCTCGGGCCGCGCATGACGCGGCCCTGTGCTTTCTGGAGTCTCAAATGGCTACAAGCTTCTTTCACGGCGTCACCGTATCGAATGTCGACAGCGGCGCGCGCAACGTCTCGCTGCCGTCGTCCTCGATTATTGGCTTGGTTGACACCTTCACCGAAGGCGCCGGCGCCACGGCCAAGGCTGGCGACCTGGTGCTGATCACCAACGAGCGCGAGGCGGTCGCCGCGTTCGGCGCGGCCTCAGCCATCACCAGGGCCTGCCAGGCCATCTATGCCCGCGCCAAGGCGGTGATTGTTGCCACCGGCGTGGCCAAGGTGGTCGACCCGGCCGCGCAGACTTCCGGGATCATTGGTGGTGTGCAGGCCAGTGGCAAGCGTACCGGCCTGCAGGCACTGCTGGATGGTAAGAGCCGTTTCAACGCGCAACCACGCTTGATCGTCGCGCCCAAGCACAGCACGACCCAAGCGGTGGCCACCGCCATGCAGTCGATTGCGGAAAAGCTGCGCGCGCTCGCGATCATCGACGGCCCCGGCACCACTGACGAGGCGGCCACTACCTACGCCAAGTTGTTCGGCTCCAAGCGCCTGTACATGGTCGATCCAGGTGTGCAGTTCTGGGACACCACTTCCGGCGCGTCTGGTGCGACGGTAGACGCGCCGGCCTCGGCCTGGGCGGCGGGCATGTTTGCCTACACTGACAGCGAATATGGCTTCTGGTCGTCGCCGTCCAACAAAGAGTTCGTCGGCATCACCGGCACCACCCGTGCCATCGAGTATCTGGACGGCGACGAGACGTGCCGGGCCAACCTGCTCAACAACGCCAATATCGCGACCATCATTCGCGACGACGGGTTCCGCCTGTGGGGCAACCGCACCCTGTCGAGCGATTCCAAGTGGGCGTTTGTCACCCGCGTGCGGACCATGGACATGGTCATGGACGCGATTCTGTATGGCCACAAGTGGGCGGTGGACCGGGGCATTACCTCGACCTACATCCGCGACGTGACCGAGGGCCTGCAGGCCTTCATGCGCGACCTGAAAGCCCAGGGTGCAATCATCAACTTTGAGGTCTACGCCGACCCGGTGCTCAACACGGCCAGCCAGCTGGAGCAGGGCAAGGTGTATTGGAACATTCGTTTCACCGACGTTCCGCCGGCCGAAAACCCGAATTTCCGTATCGAAGTCACCAACCAGTGGCTGACCGAAGTCCTCGATCAAGTCGCGTAAGGAGCGCATCACATGGCAATGATTCCCGAAATTCTGGCCAACATGAACCTGTTTGTGGATGGGGTCAGCTTCCAGGGCGACGTGCCCAGCCTGACCTTGCCCAAGCTCACGCTCAAGATGGAGGAACACCGCCCTGGTGGCATGGACATGCCGATCGAGATGGACGTGGGCATGGAGAAGATGGAGTCCAACTTCACCACCACTGGCGTGCGTAAAGAGTCGCTCAAGTTCTTCGGCCTGGCCGACGGCAACGCCTTCAACGGTACTTTCCGTGGCTCGTTCAAGGGCCAGAAAGGTGAAACCAAAGCGGTCATCGTCACCCAGCGCGGCACCCTGAAAGAGCTGGATATGGGGGATTGGAAGCCAGGCGACAAGGCCGAGCTCAAGCACGCTGTGGCCCTGACCTATTACAAGCTGGAGGTCGCCGGCGAGGTCATCTACGAGATCGACCCGGCCGGCATGAAGCGCGTCATCAATGGCGTCGACCAACTGGCCGGCCAGCGCCGGGACCTCGGCCTGTAATCCCTCCCCACCCTTTCATATCTCTTTCCGAATCAAGGACCCCAAACCATGGCCAAGCCACTGCCAAAGTTCATCAAGCTCGAAGCCGACCGCGTCACCGTAACGCTGACCAGCTCGGCCGAGCTCAACGGTGTCCAGCAGGACACCATCACCCTGCGGGCGCCGACTGTCCGCGATATCCGCAACTCGACCCAAACCTCGGACGGTGACGATGAGCAGCGCGAGCTGAATCTGTTCGCCTCCTTGGCCGATGTTCACGTCAAAGACCTGGAGGGCCTCACCTACAAGGACTACAACCGCCTGGCGACCGGGTACAACTTTTTGGTGCGAGACGACGAGCTTTAATCCGGCCACGCAGAAGCAAGCTGCCAAGCGACTTGCGGCTGAGTTGAATTTCTCCGCCGCAGAGATCCTGACCATGTCCTACGCGGACATGGTTTGGTGGCTTACGGATTGAGCTTGCATAGGGGGCACCGATGGCAAGCAGGCTAGCGTTATCGCTGGTGATCGGGGGTGCTGTCGCCTCATCGGTAGGCGCTGCATTCAAGACGGTCGAGAACGGCATCCAGAAACTGGAGGCCAAAGGCAACAGGGCCAAGGTGCTGAAAAGCACCATTGGCGAAACCGTCAAGCTGCGTGAAGAGTGGAAGCGGGCGCACGACAGCGGTGCGGCCGGCGCCGACAAACTGCTGCGCAAGCTGGACAGCAATCTGGATGCCTTGCGCAAGCAGGGTATCGAGGTTGGTCGCCTCAGTCGTGAGTATCAGCGCCTGGGGCGCGAGGCGAGAGCCGCCGATCTGCAACTCAAGGGTCACCAGCAGTTGCAGGCGGGCAAGGAATCGCTCAAGTCGAACATTGGCAAGGCGGTGGTCGCCACGGGCGCCGCCGCCGTGCCGACAATGATCAGCGCGAACTATCAAGCAGTCATCCGTGACATTGCGATCAAGGCCGATATCGTCAAAAAGCCGGAGGAGCGGCAGCTCACCCGGACGGTGATTGATACGGCCAAAGATACCGGCATGTCCCGCAATGACGTGGCTGACCTGGTCAACCAGTTGGTCGGTGCCGGCATGGAGCTGGACAAGGCACTGTCCTATGCTCCAGTCGCGGCCAAGTTCGCGATTGGCCAGGGGTCTTCGGGTGTCGATACTGCGTCGATGATCCAGGCGCTGCAGCAAAACGCCAAAATCAACGACCCGAAGGTCATGCAGCAGGCGCTGGAGGCTATTGCCTACCAAGGTCAGGCGGGCAGCTTCGAGGCCAGCGACATGGCCAAGTGGTTCCCGCAACTGCTGGCCGGCATGGAGAAAAACGGGATCACCGGGCTAGACGCGGTGACCTCGCTGGGCTCGATGCTGCAGGTGCAGATGAAGACCGCCGGCAGCTCGGGCGAAGCGGCGAACAACTTCAAGAACTGGATGGAGAAGATCGGCGCCGGTGATGTAGTCAAAGCCTACAAGGATGCTGGCATTGACTATCAGTCCTCGCTGAACACCGGTTTGCAGAAGGGCATGAACGTCATCGAGGCGTCCATGGCCCTGGCCATGAAGTACGTTGAGGCGACTGACCCCGCGAAGGCCAAGAAGATCGAGGCGGCCAAGGCCAAGATCGACAAGGAGGTCGACCCTGAGAAAGCCAAGGCGGCGTTGGACGCTCTGGAAAAGACCTTACGCACCGGCGATATCTTCGCCGACATGCAGGTCAAGGCGGCGCTCACTGCCTATGGGCAGAACAGGGGGTTGTACGAGGAGCTCAAGGCCGACTCGCAAAAGGCTTCGGGAATTCTCGACAAGAACCTGGCTGAGCGTCGCGAAACATCAGCGCAGCAGTGGGCCGAGACAGCCCAGGCGGTTGACGACGCCATGCGCAGCATTGGCGATGCGATCCGCCCGGCTACTGACATGGCATCGAAGGGCCTGACAGCCGTCGCGCGTGGCATTACTTCGCTGTCGGACAAGTTCCCGGCTGTCGTGGCGGGCATTGCCGGTACCGTGGCGGCCATCCTCGCACTCAAGACGGCATCCAGCGCGTTCAAGATCGGGCGGGGTGTGTTGAACATCGCGCGAGGTCGAGGCCTGGAGAGGATGGCCGGCCGGGCGGGGCGTGGCGATCGTACGCCCATTGAGCTGCCTAAGACGGGCAGCAAAGTGGTCGATACCGGCCTTGGCCTGCTGGGTAAGGTGTTTGGAGCAACGCCGAAGGATGCGGCGCCGGCGAATGACCCGCTAGCAGGCAGGGATGACACGCAGCGGGTCTTCGTGGTCAATGCCGATGCATTTAGCGGGATCGGTAGTAGCGTCACAAACAACGCGCCTGCAGCCCCTGCCCGGGGCAGTCGTAGAAGCCGGCGCAGGGCTCGCAGACGAGAGGCAAGACAAGCTGCTCCAGCCCGGCCCGGGGTGAAGGTTGAGGCGCCCAAGTCGCCACTGGTGAGGCCGGCTATTCCTGTAGCTGCGCCGAAGGTGGTGACCGGCGTCGAAGAGTTGGGCAGGGTTGCTCGCTCGGTGCGCGGCGTTACACGTCTGGCCAAGCGATTGCCTGGTGGGAACGTGGTTGACGCCGGCGCTGCTGCGATCGATGTCGCGATGAATGCCACATCTCAAGATGAGAAGGCAGAAGGGTATGGTGGTGCAGCTGGCAGCCTTGCGGGGACTCTAGCAGGCGCGGCGGCCGGGGCGGCCATCGGCTCGGTGGTGCCTGTCATAGGCACTGCAGTAGGCGGTGCAGTCGGCGCTGTACTCGGTGGCATGGGGGGCGAATCGCTGGGTGGGTGGCTGGGCAAGCGCTGGTTTGGCGATGAGCAACCCGAGTCCGCCCCCAAGGCAGAGTCAGAAAGTCCGGCAGCGCCTGGGGAGGCTTTACGTGTAACCCTGGCTCCGGCACAGAAGGACAAGCCAATCCCCAAGGTTGATACCTCGGTTCCGTTGCCAGCGGCCCCAAAGGCTGCTGTCGTGGCGCCGGTAGTGATCGACAACCGTGAACCTGTCACCAAGCCAATGCCGGCGCCGCCGGTAACGGCCCTGAGAGACACGGTGCGCAGCGCATCAGCCCCGATGCCGCCCGAGTCTAAAGTATCGTATGACCCGCTTGACCCGGCGTCCAAGGAGCCGTATCAGGTGCCCGCGCTGACGGCCAACAAGGTGCGTTTGCCAGGTGCGCCACTGGTGCAGCCGCCGGCGCAACCCGAACCTCAAGCTGAGGCCGTGCCGATCGAGCATGAACCGCCGGCGAAGCTGGGTAATACGCTGCGCGCCGTGACCGTTTCGGCTCCAGCACAACCTGAGCCAGTGACTGAGCCTGAGCCTGATCCGACGCCGGCAATGCAGGAGCTGCCTAGGTTGGGCGACACGGTGCGAGCCGTGGCCGTTTCGGCTCCGGTGCAACTTGAGCCAGCAGTCGAGCCTGAAGCGGCACCGGCGCTGCAGGAACTGCCGAGGTTGGGAGACACGGTAAAAACCGTGGCTACACCGACCCCGGTTGAACCTGAAGTGTCGAATGGCCCGCTCGACCCGGCCTCCAAGGACCCGTACCTAGTACCGGCATTGACCGCAAACAAGGTGCGCTTCCCTGGCGAGCCTCTGGTGCGCCCGTCGGCGCAACCTGACCCTGTGCCTGAACCTGTGCTGCAGGAAGCACCGAAGTTGGGCAGCTCAGTGCGAGCCGTGGCTCCACCGGCGCCGACCGAGCCTGCGGTGTCGTATGACCCGCGCGACCCGGAGTTCAAGGACCCGCACCTGTTGCCGGCTTTGACAGCCAACAAGGTGCGATTCCCGGGTGCAGGCCTGGCGCCGCCGCAAACACAACCGCAACCTTCGCCGGCAACGCCACGGATGAAGCTGGGCGAAACGGTGCGCGAGGTGCCGGCTAAATCGGCACCGGTGCCTGTGGTGATCGACAGCCGCGAGCGTAGGCCTGTCGCAGAAGGTGTTTCACCGCCAGCTGTCCCCCAGTTAGCAGCCTTGCCGGCCGGTTTCGGTGAAGTGGTGCGTGACATGGTGGCCAAGTTGGCACCGGTGCCACCTCGGATGCCCGAACTGGCTCAGCCAGCTAAAGCGGCTGCGCCTGTGGCGGTATCGGCGCCGAAGGTGGATCAGGCGTTTTCGTTCTCGCCCAACATCAGGATCGATGTGCACGGCGATGTGAAAGACCCGTCGCAGGTCGTCCGTGAAATCGAGTCACCGCTGCGTCGGCTGTTTGAGGCATGGCAGCGCGAAGCATCGGCGCGTATGGCTTCGGCTCAACTGTTCGACCAACCGCATGTTTAAGGAGGGCCTATGGCCTACATGGAGCAACTGGAGTCTTCCCTGTCCGGGCTGGTTTCTGCGGGGGAGGCTGGGCGCAAGGGAGTGGACGGCATGCTGTCCCCACTCAATAGCGCGGTCGGCAGCATCACGGGGGCTGCGTCGGAGCTGGAAAACATTCCGTTCGTGGGGCCTGAGGCCGGCGCGAAGCTTGGCCGGATCGTGCGCAGTATCAACGTGGCTCAGTCTCAGGTGGGGCAGGTGGCGTCGATGTATAGCCGAGCAGTGACCGGCGCCACTCAGGTGCAGGAGCGGCTCGGCACGTTCAAGCAGATGGCAGCGAAGGTCACTGCTCAGGCCGGCCGGGTGGCGGGGTTGGTTAGCCCGTCGCTGTCCAACGTGCTGCCTACCGGCGGCCTGTTGGGGTCGGCCACTCCGCTACCTGAGGCGGTCGCGCCTTACCCACACCTGCTGATCATCCAGCCACACGATCCGAAAAAGCAGCCGTATTACTTCAACCTGGGCACGGCCGCCTTTGACGAGCTGCGTCGTCAGACGTCGTTCCGTTGGGCTGGTCAAGAGCGTCTGCGTCGAAGCGTGGCCCAGCAGGCAGTGGGGTTGGGTGAGGAAAAGATCACGCTCAAGGGTGCGATCTTCCCGCACCACAAGGGCGGCATCAAGCAACTGAGCGTGCTGCGTAGCATCGGTCGCAACCTGCAGGCATTGAAGCTTGTTACGGGTTACGGCGAGGTGCTGGGCGATTGGTGCCTGGTCAGTATCGAAGAGGAGCAAAGCCACCTGTTGGCAGGTGGCATCCCCCGTAAACAGGGCTTCAACCTGGAGTTTGTGAGCTATGGCAACGACCTGCAGAACGTCTGACGGGGATCTGCTCGATGTGATCTGTCAGCACCATTATGGAAATCTCAATGGCACGGTCGAGGCAGTGCTCGATGCCAACCCGGATTTAGCCAGGGAGGCACAGCCGTACCGCGCCGGCCTGTTCATATTGCTGCCCGATCTGTCAGCGCCGGCTGTCGAGCTGCTGCAGCTGTTCGACTGACCCGGTGTTACTCAAACGAAGCCCCGCCCAGTGCGGGGTTTCTTGTATCTGGAGTCTGCATGAAACCAACGTATCGAATCATCGCGGACCGCAAGGACATTACCGCGCTGATCAATGACCGCCTTCTGCTGCTGCGGATCTCGGACAAGCCTGGCATGGAGTCGGACGAATTTGAGCTGCGCATTGACGACCGCGACCAGGTAGTGGCGCTGCCAGCGCGGGGAGGGGTGGTGGAGGTTCTGCTGGGTTACGAGGGCCAGCCACTTAAACGCATGGGCGCCTACACAGTGGACGAGGTGCAGTTATCCGGTCCGCCTGATGAGCTGACCATTCGCGGCAAGGCCAGCGACATGCGCGGCAGCGGTAAGACCATCCGAAGCGGCAGTTGGGAGGGTTTGCCGCTGTCCGAGATCGTCACTGAAATTGCCAAGCGCAACGGCTGGGAGGTGGTTTGCCCGGTCACGACGAAGGTCGAGCGGATCGATCAGCGCAACGAGTCGGACTTCAACTTCGTCACGCGCCTGGCGCGGCAGTACGACAGCACTGCAAAGGTTGCCCAGGGCAAGCTGCTGGTGATGCCCCGGCAGGGCGGGAAGAGTACTTCGGGCAAGTCACTGCAGGTCATCACCGTCAACAAGACGGACGTGTCCCGCTATCAGTTCCGGCTGAGCGACCGCAGTACGCAGAAAGCAGTGAAAACCCAGCACCAGGATCAGAATACCGGCGCTTTGAAGGTGGTCCAGCTGGACAACGACGAATCGCCGGATGGCCTGCCCCCAGTGCACACCGACCGCCATATCTACCCCAACGAGACTGCTGCCAGACAGGCCGCCAAGGCGCGGCTGGCTGCGTTCAACCGCAGCACCGCCGGCGTCCGCCTGGAGATGGCGGGCCGGCACGACCTGTTTGCGGAGTGCTCGGTGAACGCCCAGGGCTTCAAGTTCGGGCTCGATGGCGAATACCTGGTGGAAAGCGTGGAGCAAGTGTTCACGGCCAGTGGGTGGACCACGACCGTGGAGTGCAACGGCGGCAAGAAGGGCAAGGCCAAGGCCTCGGGCAAGAAAAAGAAAGACGACAAGCCGCTCAAGGTTGAGCAGCTCTAACCCCATGGCCGGATTAGGCCATCACTGGAGAAACCAATGGCTATCTCAGTTCAACAGTTGCAACAGATCCTCCCCAACGCCGGCCGCAAAGCCGGCGTTTTTGTTCCTGGCCTCAACGCAACAATGGGCAAGTACTCGATCATCACCCCTCGGCGTATGGCTGCGTTCCTCGCACAAGTCGGCCATGAGTCTGGGCAGCTGCAGTATGTGCGCGAGCTCGGTAACGATGCTTATCTGGCCAAGTACGACACCGGGCGCCTGGCGGAACGCCTCGGCAACACCCCGGCGGCTGACGGTGATGGTCAGCGGTACCGTGGTCGTGGGCTTATTCAGGTCACTGGCCGCGACAATTACGAGGCCTGCAGCGAAGCGCTGTTCGGTGACAGCCGCTTGCTCAACACCCCTGATCTGCTTGAGCAGCCCGTCTATGCATCGCTGTCGGCCGGCTGGTACTGGCAGCGGGCAGGACTCAATAGCCTCGCGGACAAGGTGCTGCGGGCCGATGACTCGGTGTTCGAGCTGATCACCCGCCGTATCAATGGTGGCCTGAATGGGTTGAAAGATCGCCAGGAGCTCTACAAGCGTGCGCTTGAGGTGCTGCAGTAATGCCGCTGAATTGGCGTATCGCGCTTCTGGCCGCTGCGGTCGGGCTCTATGCCGGCGGGCGCGGGGCCTGGGTGTGGCAGGCCAGCGAGTACGGAAAGCAGCTGACTGGGCAGGCCGCAGGTTATGTCCAGCAGTTGGCGGACAGAGATCGGGTTCATGGTCGTGAACGTGAGGAGGCTGCAGCTGCAGCCTTGGAGCAGCTGGCAGAACAGAGAACTCAGCGAAAGACCTGGAGGATCGCC